AGCATAAAATATCAGTCTGAGTTGAGTTTCTGGTAATTTGTGATGTGAATCCAGTTTGAGTAAAGTTGCCACCAATATTTACTTGACCACCAGAAGCTATACGCAGCTTTTCGGCTCCATCTACTGTGAATACTGTTGCTGAATTAGCAATCGCATTATCATTGTCACATTCAATATACAATATATTTTGATATGGGCCAATAGAATTCCTTCCTGCATAACCGCTTGCGGACGATTCAAGACGAATTGTTGGAGAATCGTTTTTAATATGCAGGGCATTAGCAGGAGAAACACTGCCCAGGCCCAAGCGGCCAGAGCTGTCGATGAACATCCTCGGGGAACCATTCCCAGCGGTTCCAAATGAAAAGGCTTGACTTGATTGACTGTATGTGATGTAGCCGTCATATTCTGATGAACCACTTGTTCCATCAGAGAAATAAATTGCTCCGCCTTGGTTTGTGTCGCTTCTTAAAGTGATTCCGGTATAACCACCAGTCGATGCCAAAGTCAAATCATCAGCATCTGCGTTTCCTTCAGTAGTGGTGCCCACGAGCAGCCTGCCCGCGCTGTCGATGCGCATTTGCTCCGTGGCGTTAGTACCAAAACGCAGAGTTGTGTTCTCGTAATTCCACACATAAGCATCTGCATTTGAATCACTAATTAAAGCTAAGCCGTCAGAGTCACTTGATCCTGTTACACTGCTTTGAACAAATACAAACCCTGACTTAAACTTGGCATAGCCAGAGTCTTCAACAACAATTCGCTGCGTACCACCAGTCGTTATCGCAACAGAATCTGCTGCAGGTGCTAGCAATCCTGTATTTGTATCGCCGCTAAAAAATACGCCAGGTGCAGATGCAGTACCTGCAATAACACCAAGCGCACCAGTCATCGTATCGCCAGTGACGTTCACGAACTCACCAGCCTGACTGCGCCATGCACTGCCGTCGTAAATCTTCAGGTCATATGCTCCACCAGTGGTATCAAGCCACTGTTCGCCTTTTTCATTGCCCTGCTGACCAGAAACAGTGCCCGTTCCAGTGCCTGCACCAGTGGCAGTAAAGACAACGCCAACAGTATTTGCACTTGCACCAACTGCTGTGAAGTCAGTGCTGCCTAGCGTCAGAATCTGATAAACCGTGCCGCTGACCAGCGCGTCTGCAGCAGTCGTAGCTGGTGACGAGTTTGGAGCTGAAGTCCCGATATGTACTGGTCCGACTTTGACCAAGTCACCGTTGCTGTCCTTGAAGAACAAGCCAGGCGACGCTTGGTTGGTATTGACAGCAATCTGACCTGCGCTAAGCACATTCGGGATAGGCCGCTTATGTGCTGAGCTGCTGCGAAGATTTTGAATTGCCATCCTTAACGCCTTTTGACAGGCCGGAATTACTCCGCCATCCTACGAAACTCAGAAGCTGCCGTCATCCAGCTGCGAAGTCAAAGCGACAGTGCCGGTCAAATTGGGCAGCGTGATTGTTCGATCGACAGTTGGATCGGCAATCGCCAAGGTCGTCTCAAAGGCATCGTCCGTTGGACCCTCGAACACAAGAGAGCCTGTGTTGCCAACAAGCACCTGACCAGTAAAAATGCCGCCAGCCTTCGGTATGGCCAACGCAGCCAAGTCATAGGCGGTCTTGACTCCGTTCGGTGTTGCAGCAGTTGTGGTGCTTGAGGATGCGACACCATCAGTCAGCTGCAGTACGCCAACAGCACTTGTTGTGCCAGTGCTTACCGTTAGCGCAGGCGTCGTCGTGCCATTCGTGACACCAAGCGGTGCAGTGACTGAGACGCTAGTAACAGTACCGACTTGATTTGTAATCCACTCAAGGCCGGTTGTTGTGCTGCTGTTAGCACTGAGAATAAAACCGTTTGTGCCGACACCAAGCTTGCTCAGCGTTGTCGCACCACTAGCAGCGATCAAATCACCTTTGGTATAAGCAGCAATGTTGGTGCCGCCGTGATCAACATCAAGAATGCCACTGGTAATGTTTTCAGCGTTGCGAGATTCGTTGCTGACTTCTTCAAGAGCAGTCTGCACATTTGTCGCGCCAATCTCACCAGCAGGGGCAAAAGCAACATTGTTTGCCGTCTGTGCTGTATAAGTACTGCTGACATCAATTTCAAGCCATGCAGTTCCAGTTGACAGCAACATGTCAGGCGGCGCCAGCGTCACTGTGGGAGCTGGTGATGTGCCTGTTCCTCCGATCGAAACAACTAAGTAATAGTTAGCGTTGTCCGAAGACGGAGACGGCAAAGCGTTGCCAACTGCCAGGCCAATAGCAGTGCCTTCATTTGTAACAGATGCAATCTGATTGGTAGTTGCGTTATATGTACCGCCAAGAATAATGGCACCAGCCGAAATGCCGATCGACTGCCAGACGTTGCCATCCCAAAGGAAAAAATTCTTATCTAAAGGGTTGAAATGCAGCTGCCCTGTAAACGCCGCAACAGGCAATGTCTCGCCAATGGATGCAGTTGATTTGTTGGCAAGTTTTGTTGCCGTGATTGCGGCAGCGCCAATACGATCTGACGCAAACGAACCAGTCGTGATCTTTGAGGCATCAAGAACTGGAATGTCGCTAGCGATCAGATCAACAGCAGCACTGATGTGACCCTGTGCGTCAAACGTGATTCCGCTCTTTGTTGCGCTAGTGACACTGTTGCTGTGATTCAGTGTGCCACTAGAAACAGCTAGGCCAGTGCCCGGTTGAATAATGCCTTTTGCACTACTTGTTGCGTCCGGCAAGTCTGCAGGAACAAGCGTGCGGAACGTAGGTGCAGCATCAGAGCCAGAGGTCGGCCCAGCAAAAACCGAATTGGCAACTTGCGTGTCGAGCGTCAGCGTGATGTTTGCTGTAAATGCATCAGGGTTGTTAACAACAATGGATAAGGGCGTTGACTCAGTGACCGTAACGGTTTGAATACCAGCAACCTGTGTCCAAGTTGTTGAATTCCAGCGATAAGCAATACTTGTCGCAGTGTTAAACCAGCCCTGTCCAGTAAATGCTCCAGTGCCTGATGGAGATGCTGCACTGACAATGCAAGTCGATTGATCACCAAGCTTGTCCTCATCAATCGCGGAATCGTTTATTTTTGACGTTGTTACTGCGCTTATTTGAATATTGGCCGCACCAACGATATTGCTTGCCAATGCAGTAGCAAACGATCCAGTGCCACTGCCCGTGACAGCGCCGGTCAATGTAATTGTTTGATCGCCTGTATTCGTTCCCGAGCTAGTGCCAGCAAAAGACGAGCCATTAGTCCAAGTGCCAGTCGCAACAGCAAGATCTCCAAGACCTAATGTTGTGCGCTGTGCTGCAACGTTTGCATCATCCAAAAGTGCTCGCCCAGCACTGGTACAAGCTATTTGTTCAACTGTGCCACCACCTAAAGTGCTGCGACCAAGAATTACATCTGTGGTTGTAGTGTCCTGCAGCTTGTCATATGTGACTGCATCGCTTGCAATATTGCTAGTACCAACAATTCCTGCAGCAAGTGTTGTCGCAAAACTCCCGGTGCCAGTGCCGGTGACTGCACCAGTCAGCGTGATTGTCTGATCACCAGTGTTGGTGCCACTAGACGCACCAGAATGCGTACCGGCAAATGTGCCGCTTTGCGTCGCAAGAGTTCCAAGACCTAAAGTTGTCCGTTGTGCTGCTGCATTTGCGTCGCTAAGTAAATCCCTACCTGCTGCGGTTAGTGTGTAAACAGAGTAAGTGTCTGCGCCAGTCAGGTAAATGCTTTGATTAGCAGCAGTTGTGAGAGCTGAAATCGATTGTAGCCCTTGGTCGAAGGCTTGAATATTTGTACCGATGGCAAGACCTAAATTCGTCCTAGCCCCAGCTGCCGTACTGCTGCCAGTTCCGCCATCAGCAACTGTCAGGTCAGTGATGCCAGTGACTGTGCCGCCAGTAATCGTTGCGCTTGTGCTGCTCAAATTGGCAGTGACAGTGCCAAACGTGACCGCATCATCAGTGTCAATACCGAGCGTTGTGCGCTGAGCTGTAGTGCTAACGCCAGCAAGCAAGTCACGACCGGCTTGAGTGCAGGTAATTTCTTCAATAATCCCTGCATTTGCGCTGCTACGACCCAGCAGCCGATCAGTTGCTGCTACGTTCTGAATTTTGGCGTACGTGACACCATCGTCTGCAAGAGCAGCGGTGCCAAGTTTTGTCGTGCTGGCCTGATCTAGCTTGCCTAGATCAATAGAGCTTGCATCAACAAGATCAAGACCTGCATCGACTAGGTCTTTAGAGGTAACCCTTTTAGTCTCTGAGCCGCTAACGATAGCAAGGACATCATTGGCTGTAACGCCAGCCTTGCTGAGGGCATTCAGCTCCGATATGCGTTGGTCAGCCAAGGCTCAACTCCGTCGACGAGGACACATGGGCTCAGTTTAGTCCGTGACTTCCTGCAGGAGGAAGTCAAGAGACTCCTCAACCCTAATGCGATCGTCATCTTCCTTAAGGATGTACTCAGAAGGCTTGCCGATGATCAACTTGATCTCTTCTGTCGTGACGAAATCAATCGTGCATGAGACAAGTCCACCGGCTTCTACCGTGATGCCAGTGTTAGTGGTAACAGCAGTTGTCTGGTAGAAAATATTTGGGACCGTTGGAACCACTTCCTTGTCAGTCAAGTAAAGGGCAATATCGAACGCACAGCCAAGATCAAGGCGCTGAATAACTTGCAGCATAATCATTGGAGCCTCTTCTGTGCTCCCAGTGGTGTGATCAAAAGCGCATTCGATACGACCACTGCCGCTGATTAAACCTGCACTGTGCTGTTGCCTGTACTTATCAGAAAGAGCGGTGAGGTCTACTGAATCCCGAGAAGTGTTAAACTCATATCTGCTAACGTTGCCAAGAATATTAAAACGAACATCACGCACGGAAATGACAATGTCAATCGGATCGCCCGTGAAAGCCTGAAGATCAATCTCATTAGATCTAGTGTTATTAATTGAGTCTACAAAGGAGGGGAAAAGTCGCAGACCTCCCGCAGCGTTAACGTTTATATATGCACTGAAAACTTTTCCAATCGTCGGCGGGCTAAAATTAGAAGCAGGGATGAAAGCCAGTCCACGACTATCTTTTGTCGCAATATCGACCCGATCACCAGTGAATAAGTTATCGGTTGCATCGTCGACCCCAAGTCGCTCAAGGAGTGTATTGATGTCATCAGGTTTTATAGAAGCATTGATGCTCCCGATGAAAGCATCTGTACCTCGACGCAATCTAATATTTCCGTGTTTCCCAAGATAAAAAGTCATGATGTGCCAGTGCTCACATTTATAATTTCGTCAAAGTCGCCATCAACGGTGAAATTGAATGGCACGACGCTAAGCTCTCCCGTACTTACAGATACAGTCGCTGATGTGATAAAAGCGTGGAAAACAATATCATCAAAAGCACCTCCCCCAACGTTAAGTTGAAGCTGAACTTTGTTGGTCTCAGTGATACTTCCGGTCGTAAGTATTTTATTCAAAAGCACTGAAAATTCCCTGTAATCGCTTTTTTCAGTATCTGAAAGCCTGTAGTACATCATTGTTGCGCTGCCAGTA